AAATGAGTTTGAATAATGCAGTATCTTCATCATTTTTGAAATATATTTCGTCAAAAAATGTTGAACGATAATATAACCATCTGCATTTTCCATATTCATGATTTTCATTTATAAAATCAGTAAACATGTCATGACGATTAAAATCATCATCATAATTTATTACAGAAATCATTTGTTCCTTCAAACCAATTGGCATTTTATATATGCTTTGAAGAACACCTTTCCCAAAATACTTATGTAATAAATCAAGATTTTCTAAAAATAATTTCAAAGATTCTTCTTCAACCGTGTTTTTATATCTAAGAAAATAGTGTTTGAAATCTCCATAGTGTTTGAAATCTCCATCGATTTTATAAATCCATTCCATCAAAATGAAAGCCATTATGTTATCTGAATTGTTGGAGAACCAGAAATAATCACCGCTCCACATGCACATATAGACCCAACATAAGCAGTTGGTTTTCCATCAGTCAAAACAGTTGTGGAACAATTTGACACAATAGAATTTGTTCCATGGATTGGACAACTGACCGTACTGCCGAGAGTTGCAGTTGGTAAACCATCAGACAATTTATCAGTAGAACCAGTTAATATGTTTCCACCATGTGAATTTGAATACGAAACTATTGCCAACATACTCATTAAATATAATTTTTTTTCGTCTTCATAAAAATAACTAATAGGCTGAATTAATTTATGTAAATGGTTTTCCTTAATCATACTAAAATTAAAAATTTGTCCTTGGGTTTCAACAACAAAATTATCTTTAACTTTTATCATATAAAAAAATCTTTGACCCTTTCCAGTATTATTGTTATACATATTGTTATCAGTATTATCATACTTTGGATCAATAAGTATTTCTCCATCACTGGTTTTGGTTTTCCCATCAGCTTTATCTAAATCAAAAGATTCCATTGTAGGAATATATAAAATTTTAACATCAAATCTACCAGAATTTATTAATGAATCCCAAAGTTTTACACCACTTACAGATAAAGCAACATCACTTAAAATAAAATCATTATCAACTTTTGCAACAAACATCATCAAACTTGATGATATTCCTTTCATTTGAAATTTTGTTTCTGTCCAAGCATTTTTTGCCATCAAAGAATTATTGCCTTTAACAAAACCAATAAAAGAAATTGGTTTTGTTGGTCCTATTGCATCTAAGACTGCGCCATAAATTACTTCATCACCTACTTCATACTTCCATACTTCAAGTATTCCAACGGAAGTATTAATATTACCTACTTTATTTCCAGAAGACAAATCAACATTATTGAATTTTTGATTTGGAACTAAAATATATTCGTCTATGATTTCTTTGAATTTCATTAAAGTTAAAGACTTAATAATCCTTCAGGAACAATTTCAATACTACTCGTTGCCTTAATATATTGCTTCTTTACATCATCTCGTGTTTTTGTCGGCGTTACAACCAAAGCGCTATTCGGAAAACTAATGCTGGATTCTTCATCAGTTGATGCCATAAAAGGCGCAAATGCAATTTGTGCTTGATTAGACGGCAACATTTGCAATGCAATTTGGATAGGTTGCGACAATTTAGTTACAGTTGTATCAGTGGAATGAGCCAATTTTCCAATAATTTCTTCACCACTAATCAAACGAATGGTAACAACTTCACCAGTAGTAGGTTTTTTTTCTATAAGCATAATTATTTTTCCTTATTTTTATTCATTATGTATCAGATTTTCCAAAAAGACGCAAATTGAATAATACATCTTTTGCTTCTTTTTCGTTATAAATTCTTTTTAGGAAGTATGTAGTTGTACGAGGTTGTTTTTCATCATGATAAAGAATATAAGAAACAATAAGTTTATTCTCCAAAAATAAGTCCATAAAATATTTTGCACAATCATTATATTCAAATGTGGTAGCAATACTATATCCCATTGGAAAATTAGTAATACCTCGTTCCGTATCCATCCATAAATAGTAAAAATTATTGTATTCAATGTTAGAACTCTCAAATCTTAGTAGTGCTTTTTTTAGATGATGAATATTATATGTTATTTCAAACACAAGTTCAAATCCAGATTTTATCTTTTTACTTACAAAATTATTTTTCATGAAAACATCTTTATATAAAAATGACATTGTTCAGCATATTTTTCGTCATATGTTTTTTTCATAAAATATGAACCAATATAGGGTCTCGTGTGATGTAAAAAAAAACTTAGAACAATATTTTCTTCAAAAAAAATATCTAAAGTATAATTACCATCATATTTTTTTTTCATACTATATCCGCCTCCAAAATCTTTTTTGTATACGTCAAAAGAAGTGTAATGCTGCCAATATTGTAAAAATAAAATATAATCGAGGTCATCATTTTTTATAACACCATCTTCTTGATGCTTTTTAAAAACAATTTCATAGCCTTCATTTAATTTGTCATCAATAATACTCATAAAAGTAATCTTATTTTCTATCTCTTATATTTTCAATATTTTTTAGTGAAATCTCCCCTTCAATAATGATAAAATTGGTTTTCAAACTTTTAAATCAAGAATAAACAATAATATGAACTTTGAAGAATTATTTTTATCCAGACTCCCAACTAAACCATATTGCACTGACAATTTTAAGACAAAAGGACTACTTATCAAATATAAATCAGAAGCCATTAAACATTCTCATATCCAAGTTCCTAATTCGCCAATCTCTACAACTACATTGGTTTTTGACGTAGATAGCACAGACTCTGCTGATATTTGGAAAACAACTAATCTGGCAGAACCAACTTGGATATCAATCAATCCAAAAACAAAACATGCACATCTCGGCTATATGCTTAAAATACCAGTGTATAAAGGACAAAATGTTTCAAAAAAACCTATTGCATATATGAAAGCAATTACAAATTGCTATGCAGAAGCACTCAAAGCAGATAAACAATATGCAAGTCTAATAACAAAAAATCCTTTTCATAAAAATTGGCAAACAATTATTAGCGGAAATCTTTATACATTAGGAGACCTCGCAGAACATGTTGATTTAAAAAAATCAAAAAATATATCCAACGCAACAATTGAAGGAAGAAATTGTACGCTCTTTCGTGAATTACGAATATATGCTTATTCAGTTTATAATAAAAATAATATTGAAGATTTCAAAGACCTTTTGCAAATTAGAGCCAATGAAATTAACAGCACATTTATGCCAGCATTAGAAGCAAATGAAATTAAATCTATAACCAAAAGTGTCTGTCAATGGACAATAAAAAATTATACCGTTGAAAAATTCAGAGAATATCAAAGAAATGTTAGACTTTATGTTGGAAAAAAAACCAAAGAAAGAATCGAAGCATTCGAAAATGAACCAATTGAATCAATCGCGGATATGTTGAATATCAGCACAAGAACTGTTTATAGACATAAGAAAAAAGAAAAAACAGAAAAACCATGGATTACATTAGGAATATCAAAATCTACCTATTACAGAAAACAACTAAATAATATTCATGAGAATATATGAAATTTTTGAATCAAGAAAAACCGCTGAGATGAAATATGGCAAAGCAGAAGTTTTTGAAATCAAATCAAAACTCGAATTAGATAGATATATAAAAAAATTTGGTATTGTCAGAGCAATGCTTTATCCAGATATGATAGATGTTTGGGATGCATCAGATTTTACTCATGGTGATTATGAAGAATATTTTGGAAGTGTGTATAATAATGGTTTAAGATTGCAAATATATAAAGAACCCACATATTATCTTGTTGAATATGAAAGTAGAACAACAGATGAAAAAGAAATAACTAACAATAAAATATTCAAACAAATTTTTAAAAATGCAAAATATAATCTCACAAAATCTGAAGAATGGCTTGATAAATCATACCAAATTAATGAAGTCAATATGAATATTCAAGATATTATTCCATTACCAGTCATCAATAATCTTCCACAACAAAAACCTCGTAGAGAAGCATTGAATTCTCAACTTGCTGGATTAATTCTTGCTCTTGATAAATTTGGTCTTACAATTGTTGCAAATTGGCTGGCAGAGCGAATACAAGCAGACCCAGGCGGAACAGTTTCAAGCGTCTTAGATAGAATACCTCAACAACCAAAAAGCGAAGCATCATTTCAAAGACAAGCAATGGCAGCAAGAGTCATCGCAAATAAATTAGGATTGTATACAGCAAACGCACATTTAAAACAGTTTCTATAAGTAATTTCGAATACCATTTTTGGAAATACCATCACGACGACGCCGCCTAAAAGTCTTTTCTAAAAAGACTGGAAAATTACGTTTATCATCTTGCTCTTTTTGTCTCGTTCTTGAAATCAATAGCAATCTTAATTTATTAATTTCATCACCAGAAGATTTGAAACTTTTCAAAACAATAGAAAAATAATCATCATCACGTTGCATACGTTGCTTGATTGCATGAATGGTTGAAAGTTCTCTATTTTCAAATCTTAATCGTAAATAAACAACTTGCCAAACTTTACAACGAATTTTCTTGTCAGTTTTGAAAAATAAAGATTCAGATTTAGTATTGTTGTTGGATAACTCAGCATTCTCTTCATACCATATAACAAATCGTTTTTGTTTGTTTACAGGTTTTGGTTTAGATGACAGTTTTGTTTCTTGATTTGAAACCTTGGGTCTTTCTATCCCCAATGCCCTTTTTAATTCGCCTTCTATATTCATTATCGCCCGATAATCAGAAGGCGTGCTTGCACAAAATACAGGAACCTTCGCATCCTTGTGTAATAATTTCAAATGTCCGCCCTTGGACTTTTGAATCTGCCAACCTTCCTGCTGCCATATCTTCAAACGAATTTGAAAATCATTTGCCATTGCTCCATATTCCTTAAAGGGGTTGGTTTAACGAAGCACTTAAAAAGGATACTACACCCTGTGTAACAATAAGCAAAGCATTAATTTACTTATAAGAAAAATTAATTACATTCACGCAAATCAAGCAAAACATTCTCTAAATCATCATTTTCGAGAATAATCTTATTTGTGAGGTGAACTACCCCGCCCTGGACGGGGCTTCTTGACCAAAGATATCGCAAACAATATCCGTCTTAAATTTTTCCTGATTCATCGACACATATCTAGAAAATGACAAGTCATCTTCCCCGAAATTGATGTCTCCACAGGCTAACCCCTTTGTTCCAAAGGTTATATTCTTTATATTAATCGCGGCATTTAAATCTCTATTCATTATCATACCGCAATTAATACATTCAAAAATTCTAATACTTAAAGGCATATCCTGTTTATTTCCGCATCCACTACACGTCTTGCTACTCGGATACCAACGATTAACTAATTTAACATTCGTTTTATATGACAAATATAATTTCAATTGACCCCAACTAACTTGAGCAATTCGACGTGCCAAGCAGTGATTTTTCATCATGCCTTTAATATTTAAATCTTCTATTGCTACACAGGAATAATTCTTGGCTATCGAATTACTTGCTTTGTGTGCATTATCATTTCGTGCATGTCTTACTTTTGCGTATGCACGAATTAATTTTTTTCTTTGTTTTGTTCTGTTATTTCCTTTTTGTTTTTTTGACAAACGGCGTTGTTCTTTTTTTTCTTTTTTTCTTTTTCTAATAATCCTGGATGTAAATTAAATATTTCTCCATCACTTGTGATTATCCAATCCTTTAATCCCAAATCAATACCAACCACGTCATCGCCAACAGGTCTATCCGTTTTGTTGGTTTCACAAAGAACTATAATATACCAATGACCAGCTTCATATTTGGTCGTGGTAGAAATTAATTTACCAGCCAAAGGTCTGTGTTTTGTCCATTTAATATTACCTATTTTGGGCAGAGTAATATATTTTTTATTCCATTTAATTTGGTTTTGTTGTTGTGGAATTTGAATTGAGGGCAAATCGCCTTTTTTCTTTGATTTGAAATGGGGAAAACCTGATTTTGTTTTCCATATGCGTTTAATTGCTGTTTCGAGTCGTTTACAGATTACTTGTAGTGATTGAGAAGGTGGTTCTTTTAAAAAAGAAAATTGTTTTTTAGTGATGGAACAGACGTAGCCATTTCGTTATAGAAAATAAACTTTTTGTCTGATTCATATTTTGTTTTGGTTGCAGAGAGGAAATAATTCCAAATGAATCTGTTTGTATGACACCAATTTTCAAGAACTAAAGCTTGTTTTTTTGTTGGTTTTAATCGAAATTTATGAGATATATATGATTTACTCATGAAATATATTCATGAATGATTTTATTTTCTAAATCAATATAATTTATTAAGTGCCTTATATCCACGTCCTTCAGGGCGTGGTTTTACGGCACAAGATGATAACAGGAATTTGATAATCAATCAAATAATCCATAATCTCTTCGATTACATCGTCTTTCGTTATATCAAAAAATAATACTAATTTTTGCAAAATATTCTCTTGAAATATTTATTAATTTAAAAAACATCAAAAATTTCACCTTAAATCAAAGAATTTAATTCTTCGTATAAATAATTACGATGCCGAAATGCGTCATTGAACCAATTAATTGGAGAATAAAAGATATGCGTTCTATACTTGAGCGAGCGATTGAGCACCTTCTGAATGAAGACCATGCAAAAGCTGAATCACTCTTCCATAAATTTATAGTTGAACGTGCACGTCAAGTTCATGAATCATTACGTCAAGGTGATGACATTATCCTAACCGAAGGTTGGGATGATGAAATCGTTTCAGAAGAATACTATTCCGATGATGACCTTGGCGGCGAAGATACTATGAGCCAAGACGATGCCACGGACACATTATCATCTGATGAAGATGTAAATGTAGATGACGACATGAACGGCGAAGGCGATATGGGCGAAGACCCAGATGCTGACCCAGATATGGGTGGCGATGAATCAACAGCAGATAAGCTAAATGATTTCGAATCAGAGTTAGAAGAACTAACTTCTAAATTCAAAGACATGCTTGCAACACTTGATGTTGATGGAATGGAAGGCGAAGAATCAGAAGGCGATAATATGTCATCTCCAGAAGATGATATGGGCGCTTCCGATGAATCAGATGTTGATGCACCTGTAGATTCAGAAAATGATGAAAACAAATATAATGATAACAATGACATGGAAAATCCAGAAATGGATGAAGAAGATATGTGGGAATCATACAATCTTGATAACATCGCAGAATCAGTCATTGCAGAATTAGAAAAAATTACAGTTGACGGAAAAGTTGACGGTAAAATGACAGATGGCAAAAAGATTATGCAAAACACATCATCAACATTGCCTAACACACCTGTTGGACAACGTATGCAAGGTGCAAAACCTGCCAAATCACCATTTACAAAAAATGATAGTATGGCACGTGAAACCCCACCATCATCCAAGCAATTTCCTCACGGTAAACTAAATTCTTACAGAAAAACAACTGATTTAGAAAATAAAGTTCCACCAAAAGGCGATGCTAACGCAGCGTTGAATAAAGATTTCGCTGGTGGTGTGAAACCATCACAGTCTCCGATTGCTGGTAAATCTGGTAAGTAAATGATAAATCGTTCTAATAATGTAGGAAAACTGCTTACAGAACGTCTTACGTTTAATCAGGCTGGTCTTCTCATAGAAGAAGACAAGACTGAAGGTAATCTTAAGAAAACCTTGTATATGTCAGGTATCTTTATACAAGGTGGAATTAAGAACCATAACCAAAGAGTTTACCCTGTTAGTGAAATTTCAAGCGCAGTCAATCGCGTTAATGAAATTTTACAAGGTGGAGAAAGTGTTCTTGGTGAATGTGACCACCCAGAAGAACTAACAATCAACCTCGACAGAGTAAGCCACATGATTACCAAAATGTGGATGGACGGAAATTCAGGGATGGGCAAGCTAAAAGTGCTTGAAACTCCCATGGGTAATATCGTCAGAACACTAATCGATTCAGATGTGAAATTAGGTGTTTCCAGCCGTGGTGTTGGAAATGTCGATGACAGAAACGGAGAAGTTAGCCAGTTTGAAATCATAACGGTAGATATCGTTGCGAAACCAAGCGCACCTAATGCTTATCCAAAACCAGTTTATGAAGCATGGAATTCAAAAAGAGGCAAAACAATTGCCGATTTATCAGAAGCCATGATGCATGACCCTTCCGCTAAAGCATATCTCAAAAGAGAATTGTTAGAGTGGATTGATAAATTGAAATTTTAATTAGGAGAATTGTTCCAATGGATATTTCCATTTCAAAAATATTAGGAGAAGGAACGCTCCCACAAGATTTAATTCAAACGCTTCAAGAAGCATTTGATAAGAAAATCGAAAATGTTCGCAACGACCTACAAGTGTCAATTCGTGAAGAATTTGCACAACGCTACGAACATGACAAAGAAGGTCTTATCGAAGCAATGAATTCAATGCTTACCGAAGTTGCAACAAAACATGCCGAAGAAAATGCAAAATCAATAAAAGAATTTGCCGATGCTCGTAATGCTTTTAGAACAGCTAAAAAATCATTGAACGAAAAATTCAAACAAAAACTTGAAGAAAATACAGCAGTATCTCGTGAATTAGTCTTCAAAAAGCTTTCAGAAGAAGTTGTAAAACTTCGTAAAGAAAAGAAAAAGCTTGTGGATGCGAAATTAGCAGCTTCTGACGAATTAGAAGAAGCTAAAAAAGAAATGCAAGACGAAATGAAAAAACGCGTCAAAAAAATGGACGAGTTTGTCATTAGACAAGTACAAAAAGAGTTGAGCGAACTCAATGAAGACCATAAAGCCCTCATCGAAACACGCGTAAAACTCGTTACAGAATCACGTACAAAATTACGTGAAACAACAAGCAACTTCGTAAAAGAAGCAGCTAAAAAAGTAGAAAAAGTCATTAACGAAACACTCAAAAGTGAAATGACACAACTACACGAAGACCTTGAACGTAATCGTCAAAATATGTTTGGACGTAGAATTTTTGAAGCAGTAGCAGCAGAATTTCTTACCAGCCATCTTAATGAAGATAGCGAAATCAATAAACTTCAAACTGTTTTAGAATCTCGTGAAAAAGAAATGAAACAATTAAAAAGTAAACTTGATGAAGCAGTCAAGGTTTCAGAACAATCAATGCGTAAAGTAAAGATTGCCGAAGACCGCGCTACACGCAACAAAATCATGACCGAATTACTCGGAAATATCCGTGGCGATAAACGCACAGTAATGGAAGGCATGCTCGATAATGTGAAAACAGAAGCATTGCGCGAAACATTTAACCGCTTGCTACCAGTCGTTATTAACGAAAAACAAAAAACACCAGTAGTAACACAAACAAGAAAACTCGTGGAAAATAAACCAGTTTCTAATACTAACATCGTAACAGGTGATAGAAATAACATTCTGACAGAAGATACACAAAAACCAATCAACGATGATTCAGCAGAAATTATAAGACTTGCTGGAATCTACAAGTAAATTTTAGGAGATTACTTTTATTATGACTAAATTATTCGAATCAAATTGGGCAAATACAAAAAATGCGCTCCTTGAAGGACGCGATATTTCCCACAACCAAGATGGTTCCAAATCTACGACAAAACGTAAGATGATGGATATCCTCTTAGAAAATACACGCCGTGCATTAATGGAAAATGCAACAGCAGGCGCAACTAACGCTTCTAACGTAGCATCACTTAACAAAGTGATCCTTCCAGTTATTCGCCGTGTTATGCCTACCGTTATCGCTAACGAAATCATCGGCGTTCAGCCAATGACAGGTCCAGTTGCACAAATCCACACACTTCGTGTTCGCTACGCCGACACCGTGCCATTAACTAGCGGTGGTGTATCAGCAGGTAACGAAGCCTTGTCACCATTTAACATCGCTGCGTTCTACTCTGGTAACCAAGTTCCATCCAACCCTCTCGCCGCTTATACAGCGCAACTTGAAGGCGTGGCTGGTAATCGCTTGAACGTCCAAGTGTTGAAGGAAGTCGTAGAAGCCAAAACACGTAAGTTGGCTGCACGCTGGACTTTTGAATCAGCACAAGATGCACAAGCACAACAAGGTCTCGATATCGAAGCCGAAATTATGGCTGCTCTTGCACAAGAAATCACAGCCGAAATCGACCAGGAAATTCTTGGCTCACTCTTGGCTCTTCCAGGCTCACCAACCGCAACGTTCGCAATGAACAATGTAACTGGTACACCAACATTCGTCGGTGACGTTATGGCCGCTCTCGCTATCTTGATTAATCGTCAAGCTAACTTGATTGCCTCACGTACACGTCGCGGTGCCGGAAACTGGATTGTTGTTTCACCAACAGCTTTAACAATCTTGCAATCAGCAACAACTTCAGCGTTCGCAAGAACAACAGAAGGCGTGTTCGAAGCCCCAACAAATACAAAATTCGTTGGAACATTGAACAACCAAATGCGCGTATACGTAAATGCGTATGCCCAAGATAGCACACCAGTATTGGTCGGCTACAAAGGCAACGAAATGGACGCCGCTGCATTTTATTGCCCATATGTGCCCCTAACAAGTACGGGAACTTTGATTGACCCTAACACAATGGAACCAGTCATTTCGTTCATGACACGTTATGGTTATATCGAATTAACTAACAGTTCTTCGTCATTGGGTAATGCCGCTGACTACTTAGGACTTGTAGGTATAGATACCACGAGTTTAACTTTTATTTGATTCCAACAAGACTCAGATAATACAAAAAGCCCAGCAAATTGCTGGGCTTTTTGCTTTTTGTCATTTTGTATAGAAAAATAAAAAATGACCTAATAGATTATAAAAATGACCTAACAGATTATAATATTAAATATTCTGGTAGATACTAACATTAGGTTAACAAACAAAATTCTAAAATATTTTTTCTTTTAATCTAAAAAGTCAAATTATTTGACCTTACAGATTAATATCACAGTTTTATTTTGACCATACAGATTATAAATATAATATAGACTTTTGAATATATAGATTATAAGATAATTTAATGGAGAAATTAAAGATGTTAAAAACTGAATTAGAAAATTTTATTCAAGAGCATGGACTTAAGCATTACACTATTTCATTAAAGAAAAATGAAGAACTAAAAAATAAAATATTTGATTACACAAAACATATGCCAGATGATGCTTTGATATCGGAAAGAATTTGGACTATAATAAATGAAAAAAATGAAGCAATTTGTGAAAAAGGAAACAGAAAAAAATTCAATACATTAACCAAAGGATATAGGTTTTGTTCGTTCAATTGTGAATGTTCTTTGATACATCAATCAGATAAAATGAAGACAATTCAAAGTATGGTTAATCAAGAAACACGTAAAGAAATAACAAAAAAGCGTTTGATATCAAAAACTCAAAATCGTCCTTTAAATGAATTGAAGTCATTTTTGTCAAAACATAATTTCGATTATCAGTCTAATGTTAAATTTAAAAACATTACGATATCGTTATTATTTCAAAATAAAAACTTTGCTATTGAATTCATAGAATTTAAAAAAATACAAAAAAATAAAAAACATCAATTAGAAAAACTTAATGTGATGAATGAAAATGGGTATAGATTAATAACAATTTTTGAAGATGAATGGATAGACAAAAAAGATATTGTTCAAAGAAGAATCTTACATTTTTTAGGACAATCTGAATTTGGATGTGGTGCTCGTAAAACAAAAATTAAAGAAATTGAATGGAAGCAAGCCAAAGAATTTCTTGAAAAATA